ATTCAAGCAATTCTATAATTGCTGACCCAATATTATTATACTCAGGAAACATAGACACATTTGAAATAGCTGAAACAACTACACAATCAAATGTTAAATTAATTATTGTATCTCATTGGGCAGATTTTGAAAAAAAGTCAGGTAGAAAAACAAACAATGCTTCTCAACAAAGATTTTTTAGTACAGATGTTGGTATGGATTATTCAAGTGAAACAGTATTAGATATTAAATGGGGTAGAAAATAATGACAACTTTTAATGAAATAATTAATTTTTATAAATTATTTAATAGATATTCAAATAATACATATGAAGAAATTTATAATCACATAATACAATCTATAAATAACAATCAGTATAAAATATTTAAAGATAAATATATTTATGGCTTTACAAATTGGGCATTTGTAAATCAAGAAACAGAAGATAAATTTTTAAATACAGGTATCATAAAGAATTGGAATTGTGGAGATATTATGTTGCATATTGATTTTATTGCTACAAAAAATGTAAGACAAATAATGAGTTGGTTAAAAAATAATAGTGCAAATACTTTAGGATTAAATAAAAAAATACATTGGGTTAGGTTAGATAATAACAATAAAATTAGAAAAATTATGAAACAAACTACAAAGGATAGTTGGTTATGGGTGCAGTAATAGATAAAATTATTGATAAAGGTAAAGATGTTGTTGGAACAGCTTTTAGTATTTTTACAGGTAATTTTAATCCATTTGTTGCTTTAGGTGTAATTGCTATTGGTTGGTTGTTTGGTAGATCAATGAAACCTGATGTACCTGATTTTGGTACAAATGATTTTGAAGAAACTGAAAGAGGTATATTACTTAATAAACAATCTAATAATGCCTGTATTCCTGTAGTATATGGAGAAAGATTAGTTGGTGGTACTAGAGTATTTATAGAAACTTCAGGAACAGATAATGAGTTTTTATATGTTGCTTTAGTATTGTCAGAGGGAGAGATAAACTCAATAGAGGAAATAAGAGTTGATGATAAAGTCGTGACTTTTGATGGAGCATTAACAGACAATACACAAAGAAGTGTTGCAAGTTCAGATTCTAATTTTTTTAAAGCTGACCCAAATGTAGAGGGGTCATCAGCAGAGAGTACAATCACAATAGAGCCACACTTCGGAACTGATGGACAAAGTGCATCTTCACTATTATCACAGTTATCATCTTGGGGGAGTAATCACAAACTATCAGGTATTTGTTATCTTGCACTAAAATTTAAATGGAATCCTGATGTGTTTGGTGGAATACCTCAAGTACAAGCTAAAATAAAAGGCAAAAAGATTGTCACATTAGCATCTAACTTATCAGAGCAAACAGCATCTTTTTCTACAAATCCAGCTTTTTGTTTATTAGATTATTTAAGAAATGAAAGATATGGAAAAGGTATTGCTACATCAAATTTAGATTTACAAAGTTTTTATGATGCTTCACAAGTTTGCGTCACACAGGTCACACCATTTTCAGGTGCTAGTGATATAAATATATTCGATTGTAATGCTGTTGTTGATACATCTAAAAAAGTAATAGACAATGTAAGAGAAATTATAAAAGGCATGAGAGGTTATTTGCCTTATGTTCAAGGAAAATATAAATTAGTTATAGAGACAACAGGTACAGCTTCAGTATCATTAACAGAGGATGATATTATTGGTGGATATGCTTTAGCTTCTCCTACAAAAAATTCAAAATATAATAGAGTTATAGTTTCTTATGTAAATCCTGACAGAAATTTTCAAGTTGATGAAGTGCAATTTCCACCTATAGATGATAGTGGATTAACAAGTGCAGATCAACACGCAACGATGAAAACAGCAGATGGTGGATTTTTACTAGAGGGTAGATTTGATTTTAGAACTATTACCTCAACATATCAAGCAGAGGAGATGGCTGAAATTATACTTAGAAGAAGTAGAGAATCTTTAGGTCTAAGTATAAACTGTGGATTTAAAGCTTATGAATTACATATAGGAGATATTGTAAATGTCACTTTGTCTAGTTTAGGTTTTTCAACAAAGGCTTTTAGAGTATTATCTATAACATTTAACGAAGATTATACTATCAATCTAAATTTGGTAGAATATCAAGCATCTCATTATACTTGGGCAACAAAACAACAAGTATCAAGTACACCAACAACTACTTTACCAAATCCTTTTTCTATTCAACCACCAGCAGGTTTAACACTTTCAGATGAAATGATTGAATATGCAGATGGTGTTGTATTGACTAGAATGAATATTGTGATTACTCCAAGCACAGATAAATTTGTTCAATATTATCAAGTAGAAACAAAACAAACTACAGAGTCTAATTTTAAAATTATATCAAATGGTACACAATTAAGGCATGAATTACTTAATGCTGTAGATGATGCCACATATGACGTGAGAGTTAAAGCCATCAACAGCTTCGGAATTTCAAGCACATATGTTTCAGCACAAAGAAAAATAGTTGGAGCAACAGAAATACCAAATGATGTTGATGATTTGTCAGTATCAATGGTTGGCTCAAATCAAATGGAGTTATCTTGGACACCTGTCACAGACTTAGATATTTCATGGTATGAAGTAAGATACCAAGATGTTCTAAGTGGTGCTACATGGAATGATAGTACACCACTTGCAAAAGTAGTAAGAAGAAAATCAAACTCTTTAGTAGTAAATGCACAAACAGGTAGCTTCTTAATAAAAGCTGTTGATAAACTAGGAAATGCAAGTGCAGAAGCTTCTATTGTGACTACTAATATTTCAGGATTACAACAATTTAAAAATATATTAACTGTGAGTGAATAATGGCAGATTTTTTAGGAACAAGAGATAGTAATGTTGCAATATCAGAAGATAATGTTGGTAGAAAAGTATTGATATTAGATACTATTACACAATTTGATGGCACAACAGGAAATTTTGAATCAGCAGAGGGAGTATTTGATCTTGGTGGAACAGACTCTACTTCTAATCCAACAAACTTTAATTCAAATATACAATCATCAGGATTTTATACATTTGCTAATACAATAAGTTTAGATGCAGTTTATGATGTAAATTTAGGTGTTGTTATTGGTATGACATCAGAAGATGAGTACGATTTATTTGACTCAGGTAGAGGTGCAAGTTTATTTGAAGATGCTAAAGCACCTTTTGATGGTAGCCCTGAAATTCAAGCTGGAGCAGAGATACAGGTAGGAGCAAGTGATACAAGTTTAGCAAGTATTACAAGCTTTCAAAAGATTGCACAGCAAAGCACAATAAAAGGTAGATATTTTAAATTTAGATGTAAGATAACTAGCGATAATAATAAGGTTAGAGCAAAAGTTCATACTCTACAATACAAGATAAATTTTGAATTTAGAACTGAGTCAGGGGAAGATGTTGTTGCATCAGCTTCAGGTCAAGCAATTACATTTACAAATTCTTTTTACGCAACTCCGAGTATTGGTATTTCAGCACAAGGATTGCAAACAGGAGACTATTATCAGATCACAAGTAAATCTAAAACAGGCTTTACAATAAGGTTTTATAATAGTAGTAATACAGGAATAAGCCGAACATTTGATTATCAAGTGTTTGGATATGGGTTGAAATCATAACCATTTTAAAATATAAGGATTAACATGAGTCAAGTATCAGATGTAGTTTTAGCCAATCAAGGTTTTGCAAGTTTTAGAACTGAACTTAATAATATATTAGGTGCTTTAAACACTTCTCATATAGGAAGTTCAGCACCATCATCAGTAGCAACAGGCACAATTTGGGTAGATAATGGTACATCAGGAGTTTTAAAAGTTAAGATAAATGATGGCTCAGATAATGTTGAGTTATTTCAAGTTAATATTTCATCAAATGCAATCACTAGCACAATGTCGGTCACAGGTACTATATCTGAAACAGACCCAAATGCTTTGCCACTAGCGATAGCTTTAGGATAAGGAGAATAAATGGCAAATACTTTTAAAGTTAAAACAAATGGTGCGATGCCTACATCGGCTGGAACTCCACTTACTCTTTACACAGTACCAAGTGCTACAACAACAGTAGTTATTGGCTTAGTTCTTTGTAATATTCACACAACATCTGTCACAGCAGATGTTCAATTAGTATCAGATACATCAGACACAGAAACAAACGAAACAGTTTTATTAGCAAAAGATGTGACAATCCCAGCTGGGTCATCTTTAGAATTATTAACAGGTGGTAAAGTTGTTGTTCAAGCAACTGATATTATTAAAATAGATTGTTCAGTATCAGCTAAAATAGATGCAACATTATCAATATTAGAAATTACATAGGAGTTTAAATGGCTTACATTGGACTTCCACCAAAAGCAAATTTCACAAGTGGTTTATTAGATAGATTTACTTCTACTACAGGAACTACTGTCACTCTTACCCACGATATATCTTCAGAAAACGATATAGTGGTTTTCGTAAATTTTGTAAAACAAGACAGCACAACATATTCAGTAGGTGGAACAGGAAACAAAACTCTAACTTTAGGTGGCACTTTAGTTTCATCTGATATTGTAGAAGTTCATTATTTAAACATTGTAGGTCAAACAGTAAATCCATCTGCAAATAGTGTGGGAAGTTCTCAATTAACTGCTGATGTAATTACAGGGCAAACAGCTTTAGCAGTAGCACCTGATTCTACTGACGAACTTTTAATTTCTGATGCTGGAACTCTAAAAAGAGTAGATGTATCTTTAGTTGGTGGAAATAACACTCCAGCATTCTCTGTAATTATGTCAGCAGATCAAACTGGTATAAGTGATAATGTTGAAACTAAAGTAGATTTTGATACAGAAGAATATGACACAAATTCTTCTTATGATGTATCAAATCAAAGATTTACAGTTCCTAGTGGCTCTGCTGGTAAATATCAATTTTCTGCTTGTGTATCAATGTCAGGTACAAATTGTGGTGTTAATAATGTAAAACTTTATAAAAATGGCTCTGCAATTAGATGGAGTAGACATAATCATATTGGTGGTGATGCTATGGACGATGTAGCAATAAATTTAGTTTGTACGTTAGATTTATCAGAAAGTGATTACATTGAAATTTATGCTTACTCAAATGTAACGAGTGGAACAGTAAGTTTTTTAAGTGATAGTAGTAGTAATGAGAGATCATATTTTTCAGGATTTAAATTAATAACATAGGATAAATTATGGCATTTAGTAAAATTATAGCAGAGAGTATGGACTTAACAGATACATACGCATTTACAGGAACTGTCACAGGGGCTGGAGGAATTACACAAGCTGATTTATGGAGAACTACTTCTGGAATATCATCAGGAAGTACAGCTACAGTTATAAGTACAAATTTAGAAAGAGCAGATGATACAATGGCTGGATTAATTGGCTCAGGTATGTCTCAAAGTTCAGGAATTTTTACTTTTCCACAAACAGGAATTTATGAAGTGACTTTTAATGCTCAATATTATAAAGAGGGAGATTCAAGATATGTAGCTGGTAGAATTGAAGCAACTGCAAATAATTCAACTTATGAAAATGTTGCAGAAAATCTTGCTCATATTGAACAATCTTATAGTCTTACACATCAAAACGTTATTACACATGCTCTTATTG